TCTGTAGCACAGAAAGTTTGGAACGCCGTTCATCTATTAGAATATCATAATGCTAATACTTATGGTAAGGTTGATGAAGGAAGTTGGGGTGCTTATCTTCATGGTCAAGGGAGGTTAAATAGCATGACTTGGATTCGTAATGAAGGAAAGGATGAAACCGATACTCGAACTCCAATTAATCAATACATATGTGAGAATGTAGGTGAACCTGCTACATGGAGATCATGTTTTGCCTCAGAGTATGATCATGGGGACTATGTTTATGATCATATCTTTGTATGTTTATCTCCAATGTATTTTCCATATCCTGTTTGGGATACCTTTAGTGTATTTCTTGGCATCTATGAAAAGCAAAGAGGAGAAGATTGTAAGATGTCTGAGTGGTGGGATAAGCGTTATATCAACAGAATGGCTTATGGAAAGGCTTATGAAATAGTTCATGAAGGTCTGCAAAATGTTAAGAAGTCCCTAAACTAAATAGAAATACTGAAATTTGTTCTAGTGAAATGAGTGTTGTTGTTGAGCCGACCTTTGATTGGTCGCCTGATAGTATGATTGAAGTGGCTCTTAGTGAGCCAGATGATTTCTTAAAAGTCAGAGAAACTCTTACGAGAATTGGCGTAGCTTCTAGAAAAGAAAAGAAGTTGTATCAATCATGCCATATTCTACATAAGCAAGGACGATATTATATCGTTCATTTTAAAGAACTATTCGCATTAGATGGAAAAAGAGCTAACCTTACTATTAACGATGTTCAGCGTCGGAATCGTATTTCTCAGCTTCTTGCTGATTGGGGCTTGATTCGCATATTAGAATCTGATAAAATAGCAGATATTGCTCCTTTAAACCAGATCAAAGTATTAAGTTATAAAGACAAAGGCAATTGGATCCTAGAAACCAAGTATAATATTGGTAGGAAAACAAAATCAACAGAAGAGGAATCAGCCTAATTGAAAAAATTTATTTTTGATGTCGATGGGACATTAACTCCCTCTCGACAAATGATAAACCTTGAGTTTTTATTTTTCTTTACTGACTTTGTTCAGAAGAAGAAAGTTTATCTTGTCACAGGCAGTGATAGAAAAAAGACATTAGATCAGATTACACCAGGCATCTACAATCAATGTAGAAGAGTTTATAATTGCTCTGGTTCTGATGTATATGAGGGTGATAAGAATGTTTATAGAGATGATTGGGAACCATCTAAAAAATTAGAAAATTTTTTAAATGATGAACTAGCATACAGTTGTTTTCCTCTTCGTAATGGAGTTCATATTGAAAAGAGGCATGGTGGAATTAATTTTAGTATCTTAGGTAGAGGTGATGATCCATCCGTAGGAAGAGATGAGTATATTAGATGGGATTTGGAAAGAATGGAAAGACATGATATAGCAGATAGGATTAGACTTAACTTTCCTGAGTTGACTGTTGCCTTAGGAGGACAGACTGGTCTTGATATTGGACCTAAAGGATCTGATAAGAGTCAGATACTTAGGGATTTTAGGTTGGGTGATGAGATAGTTTTCTTTGGAGATAGGATGGATCCTGGTGGAAATGATTATTCTTTAGGGGAAGCAGTAAAGGAAATGGGCGGTAAAGCGTACTCTGTTAAAGATTGGACGGATACCAGAACCATATTGTTGGGTATGCACCAAAGACATATTGATGATATTGTGGTTAAATAGTAGTGTCGCCGAAAGGGACAACACAACACAACTCGCTTTTTAAGGAGGCTATTATGACAAACTTAGCACGGTATCACGCAGCTAATCTTCCAGAACTATTTGATAAGATTACAAAGAATAGTATTGGAATGGATGATTATCTCAATCGCTTTTGGGATGATACCACAACCAGTAATTATCCACCCTACAATCTCATTCAGGTAAACAATACTGAATCCAGACTAGAGATCGCACTAGCAGGATTTAAAAAGGATGAGATTAAAGTCTATACAGAGTATGGTAGACTAATTGTAGAAGGAAACAAAGAAGAAAAGAAAGATACAACTTACGCACATAGAGGACTAGCACAGAGATCCTTTAATAGACAGTGGACTATCGCTGACGATACTATCGTCAAAGAAGTTAAGTTTGAAGATGGATTACTCTCTGTTACTCTTAGTAAGGTAGTTCCTGAACATCACCAGCGTAAGGACTGGATCTAACTAGGCATAAATTTTTGTTAACTTTTATGCTTTTTTTGAGGGTTTCCTGACTAAATAAGAGTAGTCACCGAAAGGTACAACTTGGAGAACAAGATGCACTGAAACCCTCATTTATTATGAGTTAAGTTAGGAGGAAACTAGTATGCATAACATCATCTCACAAAATCAGATGGCAGAATGGAATCACATAGACATCAGATACAACGATACTGATGATGCAATCTCAGAATATTTCGACTGCATCATAGAATGTGCGGATGATGAGCCAACCTGTAAACGAATATGCACTGACATATTAAGGTAATATATAAAGGGGTCGTCAAGACCCCTTTTTTCATGTTATAATGGCTGGAGGTTACAAAAGGCATCATGTCCATAAAAGTTGCAGTAATAGGAGGCGATAAGGTTATCGCTGATATAAAGGAAGTGGTAGATCCTGAGGATGATAGCAGACAATATCTTTTTAATAATCCACTTATGGTTGTTCTACAACCAACTATGACCCTACAAGAAGATGCATCTGAAGTAAATCAAAATGCATCCCAAGTTTCATTGGCTACTTGGCAACCACTAACAAACGATTCTACTTTTATAGTGAATCCTAATTCGGTTCAATGTGTCTTTGAACCTATTCCTGATCTCAGGACAATGTATGTGGAGTTGCAAAATGGCAATTAAGATAGTAGTATTTGATGACAGTTATAGATGTGTCATCGCAGATGTTGAGGAAGTATACGGTGCTGATATTGGGGAACCAGATTGTCAACTCACTGATCCATATGAGTTTATTGAGTTTGATGATGAGGATGAACCAGAGAACTATACTGATCGTTTGAAACCTTGGGAAGTTCTCAACAAATCAGTAGATAACAAATGTCGTATCAGCAGTGATAAAATCCTCACTCTTGTAGAACCAGAAAAATTTATTTTAGAAGCATACAAACAAATCCTATCAGGTGAATGAAGTTTTACACTAATGTACAAATGATCGGGGACAACTTCCTCGTTCGTGGTTATGATAATGGTGAGTACATTCAGTTCAGAGAGAAATACAATCCAACTCTTTTTGTTCCTTCAAAGAAGAAGACCTTCTATAAGACTTTAGAAGGTGAATATGTTGAGCCTATTAAACCAGGATCAGTTAGAGATTGTCGTGACTTCTATAAGAAGTACGAGGAAATTGAAGGATTCAAAATTTATGGTAATGAGAGATACATCTATCAGTATATTTCTGATAAGTATCCTGAGGATGAGATCAAGTTTGATATTAGTAAGGTTCGTTTATTAACTGTTGATATTGAGACTCGTTCTGAGAATGGATTCCCTGATGTAGAATCTGCCGATCAGGAGATCTTATTGATCTCTGTGCAGGATTATAATACCAAAGAGATTACAACATGGGGTATTGGTGCATTTAAGAATAAGCAAGAGAATGTTCGTTACATACAGTTCAATAATGAGCATGATTTGTTGAGTAGTTTCATCCAGTGGTGGATGGATAATACTCCTGATGTTGTAACAGGATGGAATATTCAACTGTTCGATATGCCATACATCACTAAGAGGATTGATCGTCTTCTTGGTGAGAAACTTGCTAGGAGGTTATCACCTTGGGGATTGGTTAGTCAGAAGGAAGTATTCATTAAGGGTCGTAGACAGGTCTATTACGATATCGGTGGTATCACCCAGTTAGATTATCTGGATCTCTATAAGAAGTTTACTTATAAAGCACAGGAATCTTATAGGTTGGATTATATTGCAGAGGTAGAACTAGGTCAGAAGAAGTTAGATCACAGCGAGTTTGATACCTTTAAAGATTTCTATACTAATGGGTGGCAGAAATTTGTAGAGTATAATATCAAGGATGTGGAGTTGGTAGATCGTCTTGAAGACAAGATGAAGCTTATCGAACTGGCACTCACTATGGCATATGATGCTAAAGTGAACTATAATGATGTCTTCTATCAGGTACGGATGTGGGACACCATCATCTATAACTATCTGAAGAAGAAGGGGATTGTTATTCCCCAAAAAGAAAAGTCAGACAAAGACGAAAAGTACGCAGGAGCTTATGTCAAGGAACCGAAACCAGGACGCTATGATTGGGTTGTCTCTTTTGACCTTAAT